CCATAAACGATTTAATTTTTTTTTAAAATTTTTTATAACGTTTTTTACAAACATTGTCACTCTCAAACTTGCCTCTACATAATTCAAAGCATGCTTACGCAAAAAGGGGGGGTCGGGGGTCATTTAGGTCCCGGGCGCCGCCTGCGACATAGTGTCACACCCGGGCGACTTATCCACAGGTTATCCACAGCCACTAGATGTAGTGGCATAGTGGGGTAGCTAATTACAGTTGTAACGAAACCACTATGCCGAGAAATAGCTGATGACTAACCAGCTAAACCTAATCGTTGTAACAAGTAACCTACATCTTTCTGTAAGTGTTTTATTAAATCCATTGAGTTAATGTCGTCATTGTCTTTGTTGTTACTTACCCATTCAACTGTTGAGTTCATAAGCACACCACTAATCAACTTCCAATCCAAGCTAGACTTGGCAGGAACAGATGATATGATTGATTCAAGATCGCCAACACTTGCGTGATCTTTAGCATACTCTATTACTTCTTGCATAACAGGGGTAATGTCAATACCCTTGATTGATTCAACAGGTACTAATGAATCTAGTGTCTGTTCTACATTGTTAGCGAAATCGTCTATTGGTCTATTAGTCATTCTATTTCTCCTTGTTAATTGTTTAATACAACTGTTATAGCAAACCACCAAGTTAATGATATACCTAATATGAATATAATGTAGTTCATTGTGGATAACTTTGTTTATTAACTTCAAAGACTGTATTAGGGTTTACATTTGCCCAACGCTGAAAGTCTTCTTTAGCTCTACTATTTATCTTGAACACTAATACATAATTAGGGTGTTCAGTTACTTGCTTTTCTTTAGTGAATCTATAGCCAAGCTTACCAAGTACACCTAGTTTAATCTTGCCTACTGTTCCATCATTCTTCACCCACTTACAACTGAAGAAACCATTCTTAACTATGTCTTTAAATTCATTCTTTGTCATTCTAATTCTCCTTTGTTACTTATAATATGCACACTATTATAAGTATTACAATGTGACATATTGTCGCACCCGGGCAGAGAACTGGAGAGGAAATGACTACGATCCGTGATGGGGAGGGCACGGGCGCCCGCGGGCTTCGGGAGTAGGCTACTACGTATGAATGGAAATTAGGAGTTTGGGAGTTTGGGAGTTTGAAGAGGACTTAGACCTACAAAATTTTTGGATGCCTCTTTTAAAGTAACACAGCGGATGTACCATTCTCTTTCGAGAGATGAATGCTCACTTGCCTCACTATAACTCTGTCGAAAGATAGAACGGCACAATGATCAACAAGGCTAGGACTATCTTTTAATCAGCTGTCTTTTTTTAGATGTGCTACAGCTACACATGTCAGTATTATATCAGAACAATGGGGTCATGTCTATCCTCTCTTTTAATAAATGTGTATAACTTTCCGAGTTGTTCGGGCGCGCCCGGTGCGTGAACCTGAAAGGTGGCCATCCTGTTTTTTGGGATGGGACCTTCCAGGAGTTTGGGAGTTTCAGGATCCAGGCAGCAACGTATTTGCTACCCGGGCGCAGCAGGTGAACGCATCACCAACTTCCCGAACTTCGTAGTACCAGTACAATAATAAGGCAGAAAACCGCCAATTTTATTGGTATTAATAAACCTAGTCAATCCATATTTACCTCTCTTTCTCATTCTATCTACAGGTATAGCCCAGCTCCATGCGTCTGTCAAGCTCCATGCTTCGAAAACTTTTCCTTGTTTTCCGCCATTTCTTTTCCGTGTTGTTCCCGCGGGCGCCCGGGCGGGCGAGACGCATTTCTCCCTATGTATATAGTTGGGGAGAAATGGTCTGGAGTTATGGACTTTTAGGAATTAGCAAATATGCCTTTCACTTGATTACTAAAGCTATTCTCTGATTCTTTGTGCATGTCCTCTGCTCTTATTTGATTTCGCTTCATGACTGGAACAATGGCATCATAATGTCCACCTATCTTGGTTAATAAAGCGTTTGTATCTTCTTGATTCTCGGCAATCCTATTTAATGCCTCTACTATTGGGTTAGTGCTGTCTTCTGGTAATACCATATAATCTCCTTTGTTTCTATTTCTATTTAGTAGAAATAAAAGGCTTCTGGAATCTACCTAGAACTCTTACAACAGCCAACCTTTTATTTCTATATATAATATAACACCTAATGACATCATATGCAACCCATCTCGCAAATTAGTTGTGGATAACTTTTACAGGATACTCCTCAGCTCGCCGAGGAGCTGCGCGCCCGGGCCTGAAACCAGCAGCTTATTAGGCTAATGACGGAAGGTTTATTCCCGGAGTTTGGGAGTTTGGGAGTTTGTGAACTTCGAGAGCTGCAGCCCGGGCAGCGGGCCCTCGTACAAGGCTCTTGGGCCAAGGTCCAAGTTGGTAGAATCACGGAGTTTGGGAGTTTGACTACCGTCAAAAAGCTTTACGACCCCCTTCCCGGGGTCCGTAATTAGTATAAATACAGGAGCACGCCGCATAGAATAAGAGACGTGGAAGGCATGTTGTAGAGGTGATATGAGTACTTTTGCGTCCCCTTTTTTATTACGCCTCATTACTTTAAGTTCAATTGTAAAGAAGCCACAATCTTCATGATATACTACACAATCTGGGAATCCAGGTGTAACGTATGACTCAATGCGTGATACTAGGTAATTACCATCTTCTAAGTACTTCTTTACAGTCTTCCAAAAATTTGTTTCTGGTTTCACTGTCATTTTTTTTCTTTGGGAGTAATATCCTTGAGGTCTTTTTCTTCTTCGACCGAAAGGATAGTTTTATTGTTTTCTTTTCTAAACTTACCATCTAATCCTAATTCCTTTAATTGTTTTAAAACTTCATCACGGGACATACTGTCAATACTGCCGGTTCTGATTTCTTTACGGTCAATGTACAATCCTGCAGCTTGCCCTCGCAAGCGCTCAGCGTTAACAGCAGCACTATAAGACTTAGCATCAAGCGCAGTTTCACGCAAACGTGCCAACTCTTGGACATGCTTATCCATTTCAACTTTATGTGTATTTGCAATCTCTTCTCTTCTTTTAACTATAGCTTGTACAACCTTGGGTGATTTCTTTATGCTTAACAACTCTGATGCTGTTACGGCTGCACGTTCTGGTTTATATCCAGACTGTCTAGCACATTCAGTAGGTGTTAGTCTACCTTCATTTGCACTAAACAATTCAACAAATATTCGTTGTCTATCAGTTAATCCATCCTCGCCCTTTGGATACTTTAATGCCATGTCTCTGGTATTACGGATGGTATTGGCAGCAACCTTGTCCCCTAACTTGTCTATCTTATTGATTATACTGTCTTTTTTACTCATTTTAGTTTCTTTTTCTTCTTTTTTCATGCTTAACCCTTGAACCCATAATACCTTCGTAATACCGAATATCCTTTATCACACACCAAAAACCCTAAATGGTATTGGAGTATTGGCAATATTGCTCTGTAATAAAAATAAAAAAACTTTTTAGCACCCAGCTCCATATATAATACCATCTATTTAACCATAATAGTACGATTACAATACTTCTCATATGTTAAATAACCGCGCTTTTCTAGGTTTTTTATGTACTCATGTACATTACTTTTTGATTTCATGCCATTCATCTGTTTCATCTCTTCATATGAGGGTGAATAGCCATTTTGATGAATAAACCCTTGTAATACCTTAAGAAAGTTTGCTTGCTTAGGTGTCAAACCTTGCTTCTTCGTAATACCTTTGCCAATACCTTTAATGTTTGTCATCATATCCCTTTGCATCTGGATTAGGCCCGTAGTTTCTACTTACTTGCCGCATCATCTCTTCATTACCCCATTCATCTATAGTTTCTTTAGTTATAGACTGCTCTAATGTAGCTTGTAATTCTTTCTCTTTTTCTGTTAGTTGCATCCTATGAGGTCCTTTTTTACGTACATAAGTAGATATTTTAGACCATGTAATTATATGATTATCAGCTTTAGATCTTACATAACCTCTATCTGGATCTAATTGTGGGTAATTAGGTTCTGGTGTGTTATCAAAATTCTCTGTAATAAACTTTAATACTTCATCATCGTCTTTAAATTGCTTAACAACTTTCTCTACAATTTTCTTGTCTTGCCATAAATTAATCTCGTATGTCTGCATGTTTAACTCCTAAATATTCTATCTTTTTTATCCAACCCTTAGGTATAGCTATTGCTCCACCCCCATGGTTGTCAT